CTGGGCCTGTTTCTTCGTCAACATGGCCGCGAGGTTTTCCATTTGTTTACGAATTTCGGCATTTTCCATAGAGAGCTTCGTCGCCCACTTCCGCAACTCTTTACTATCCTCGGGGGGCTTCTGCTCAACCTTTTCAGCCACTTTCACAAACTTCCCTGTTTTCTCGTCTTTCACTACTTCTTTTTTATCGGGTTGTTTACCTTCCGCCGCTTTCGTGGCCTCCGGGGCGTTCTCTTGGCTCTTTTCCGCGCCCTCTAGCGCTTCCGCTTTCGGCTCCGCTTCTTTCGCTTCTAATTCCTCTGCGCGCTTCTCGATACTGCCTATGCTAACCATCGACTCCCCAGCCATTGAATCTCCTTATCCGATTATCGGATTACTTCCCGGTCGGGGGATGAATCATCCCCTCTAGCTCCACACCTTCATCGTGAAACTGCTTGACGCCTTCCGCCGCAACTTCTCCGGCGCGCACTTTCGCTAAAATCCAATTTTTAATTTTCGTGTAGCTCTGCGCTTGGAGCCTAATTGCCTCCGCCTTTTCGCGGGACTCAGCGGCTAGCCAATTATTTTTTGTATCCTGGATCTGCTCGTCCAGCCAGCCGAACAACTTTTTCGAACAATAGGACCGACTCCAATCTGCAAACAATGCACCTTCGTGCGCCCGCTCATTCAAGAGGTCGAGCTTTCTCTGCGCCTCTCTTTCCTCGGCGCTAGAGAAATCATCAACGGGGTTTTCCACTGGTTCCCTCCCTCAATCCTTTGTTAATCCCTGCGGCCATCGAATGTTGTTTCTTCGCCTTATACGGCAACTTCTTACCTTTCGGCGTAGCCGCCGCGAATTCCTTAGCAACTTGCGGGTGATTCGCAAACAAATACCCGCGCTGTGCTTCACTTTTAAACGGCACCTAAATATCTCCTTGCTGCGTCCATAAATTCTGAACTTTCCAGAACTGCTAACTTCGTATTGCAGAGGAAACAAAGCAGCCCACGAATCTTTCCAGTAACGTGGTCATGATCTACGGCAAATTCACGAGTAAATTCCTGCCAAGATTTTTGGCAGATGGCACACTTTCCTTCCTGTTTAAGTAAAAGAATTTCGTAGGTGGCGAGATTAATCTTGTATTCCCTACGAAACCTCCAATTTCTCTGTGTATCAATAGCTCGTGCATTCTGGGCAGCAACTTTGTCAGCGTTCTCTTTGCGCCATTTACGTCTATAAGCAGCAAATGCGGCAGTCATTACGCCGCCCTCACCGACGGAGCCCCGGTGGGATTGACCATCCCGTTGCCGGATTGTTTTAAAATGGCAGCCCCAGCCGCAGCGGACTGCTTAGGAGACATTGGTACAGAACTAGAAGGAACGCCGGGGGGAAGGCCGCCCTTCGGACCCATTCCGGGGATAGCAGGAGGAGCGCCGCCGGGAAGGCCGCCCATACCGGGTGCGCCGGGAAGGCCGGGCATAGGGGGGGCGGCGACCGCGACGTGAATTTGATCGGCGTCGAAGCCCTGCAATTCCCATAGCTGCTTGAGAATAATTTCCTGGGACGGCGGCGCGAGAAGCGCCTGAAACGAAGCGAGATACGCGGTCATAGCGTTTACTTTCTTATCCTTGCCGACCATCTCGCTTAATACCGTCATTTGAAAATTAACTTGCGATTGAATCATGCCGGGGGAGACGAGGGTCGTACCGTCCGGGGCCTTCGGGAAGATGTCGCCGTAAAACGCTTTCAAAATCTCGGCGTTATTAAGATACTGGAGGTCTAGCTGATAAAAAATCTCTAACACCTTCTTGACGCCGTCCTCTTCTACGTTTTTCGCGGCGGTCGCGAATTTTTCCATGGCCTGAGCGATAGACGCTTGCAAAGCATTCAGGCCGACAGAGCCGCCAGTGCCTTTCATGTCATCCAAACTACCTGTAAGATTCTGCGGGATCGTGGCGTTGAACATATCCTGTGCAATCTTCTCCGCGTCCGCGAACGCCGTCTGCGTAACATCATTCGGGGCCATTGGTTCAATGGCTTCCATGTTATCCGTCAATACAACGCCGCTAGGTGCGGAGGTTAATTTGTCGATGTCCACGTCTGCGGTTGAGAGTACTTTCCACATGCGGTTGATGCAGAGGTTGATATTGTCAAGTCTCTGCCTACGCACAGTGTTAAGCTCATTCTGTAGATTGACGATGGGCTCGATAAGACCGAGGCCGTACCACTCACCGGGTACATTCGTAAAACAAACTTTAATGAGCGGGCGCTTTTGGTGATAGTACGGGTTGGACACCGCGCGAACAATGACCGAACGATTGGCAATGACGAGCTGACATTCACAAGGATTCCCCGACCCGTCCAAATCGTATGGCCCCCAATATTCGATGAGTTCAACTTGTGAACTCTGAACTGTAGAAATCTCCCCACGGGCGGTTTTCCTCCACTGTCGAGTTTCCTGATATCGGTTTGACGTTCCGGTATCGCGGACCTTATCCAGGTTAGCGAAATAAGGTTGGTCGCCGTCGCAACGTCCGGCGAATTCATCTTTATTCATAAACCGTCTGATAAAGATGCCCGGCTGTTCTTCTACCGTCGCGTAATCCTGCGCCGGGTAAACATCTAGGACATCCAAGAAAGTAAGCTCGGGCCTCCGCTCGACGATCTTATAGACCTTCCGCATTTCATACTCAGTCGAGGGGATATTGATGCCGGTCTGGGGGTCAACTTTAATCGTCGTTTTGGGAACGCGCTCGAACACCCAGGCATACTTTACTTTCCAGTCCACAAAGAAATAGCTTGTCCCATACATCGTCAACTGCTTAATGAACCACTCGTATTTCCGATTAAACGAAGCCTTATTCAACTGATCTTGCAGAAGGCGTTTAATGTTATCGGCTATTTGTTGTTCTTTAATATCGACCGGCTTAACGTCAAACTGAGAATCGTTATCTGATAAAAAAGAAATGAGTTTAGGTGTAGCCGCTTCAATGATCTGATAACAGATCGGTATAAAAATTTTCGTTCGCGTGGGTGTCTTTGAAGCCACCTGGCCCGACATAAAAAGCGTGTAAATCTGCCACCAAAGAAGTTCATAAGGCTTCCTCCACGTTTCACGCTGGACGAAATCACCCATGAGCTTATCAACGGCGGCCTTCTCCACGCCGTCTAGATAATCTTGGTTGCCCTGCGGATCGGCCTGCATAGTATCCGGCGCAACGAATTCGATAGGGCCGTCTATCTGGGCGATATCTTGAGCCCCTTCTTTATCGGTTTCCGTCTGGACTGGATCTATAAATTCTTGGTCACTCATCGTCTCTCCACGGGTCAAATTTTGGGGCGTACTCGAAGGCATCCCCAGGCTCTTTATCGACCAGTGCTCGCGGGGCCTTTTTGTTCAGGTCAAATATCTGTGCGACTGTTATAGCCGGCGGTATGTAATTACCCTGCTCATCAAAACAGGATTTAAAGGCTTCCAGCTTATCCGGGCGTTTAAGTTCCGGGTAAATACCCATTAGGTCTTTCGAAAATGCATAGCGCAGCGCATCAGGGCCATGGGAACTATCGTGAGCGGGTTTGCCATCCCGCTTCTTGCCCGCTGCGTAAACGTATGACTCTATATCTGCAATTGTCTTTTCACAGCTATTGAAAAACTTTAAGCGGGCCGACTTGAGCAAGCGTGTAACCCTCGCGATACCTGTTTCAACCGAGTTATCCGCCGCGACTAAATTCAGGCGCGTGATACGCTGTAGCTCCGACATTACGCCGACAGCGGAGGGGTCGTAAAGAAGCTGCTTTAACTTGGAGGTCCAATCCTGGGCTAAGAAATCCTGCCAATCCTGTAGTTGCCCCTTGCCCCTAGCCACCTCGTCGCCGGACTTGTAATACTCGGCGATAACGTAAAAAACCTTAGCGTCGGGATCCTTAGCCAAAACAAGAATGACGGTGGGATCTGTAAATCCGTAGTCGATACCGGCGAACAATGGCCAGCTAGCGGGCACTTTGAACGGCGCGACAACGTAATCCTCGCTGAGCCGATTAAAGTCCGGGTAAATGAGGCCCTCTATCTGCGTGTATTCGCCTTCATAGTCACGCTTGTAGATTGCCGGGTTCATCGTCTCTTTGGAGCGGAGAACTACGGTATGGTCGATAAACGGATTATCGAGGGTCGTCCAATGATGGACGCTAACCCACGGCATCTCTTTCTGGCGGAGGATTAAATCTTGATTAAGCCAACTCGTCACCGCGCCATAGGGCGACGTAGAGACGATAACTTTCCCGGCTCCGTGCCCGGGCAACGTCGTCAAACGTTGCTGGACCTTATCCCAAACTTCTTGACGATACTGGCCCGCCTCGTCTAGCCAAGCTCCCAGTACACCGAATGCTTCAATCCGATCAGGCTCATCAGCCGAGAGAATAAAAACAAAGTGCTCCTGGCCATCCTTCCCGTTCGGCAACTGTATGCGGGACTCAGACCGACGATACACACCGAGCTTCTTGGGCCAATACTGCTGCAAACGCGGTATGGTTCCGTTGCGAAGTAAGCCATATGTTGGGCCGATGACGAGGTAGTCCCCTTCGATGCCATGTTTTAAATTCTCCTGGATCATGGCGATGAACTTCACCGCCGCTGCCGCTGTCTTCCCTCCGCGCTTCCCGGCTATAGCAAGTACGATATCCGCCGGATCGCGCAGGAAATCAGCCTGTTTATGATGGGCCGTGAAAGTCAGTATCACCGGCTTATTCCGACTTCTGCGGTCCTAGCTCCTTCACGACTAGCCCTTCAATTCCTTCCAGCCCCATTGTCTCCTTCGGACGATTCGCGATATGCGGCGCGAGGCGGGAAAGGGCGTTTAACAGCTCTATATCTCGCTCTTTAATGGCTTTTGCCAGCTCTTTCGTATAATCGACCCCTTCTTTTTTGAGTTCTTCCAGAACCCAGACGGTCGTTTTATTTTTCGCCCCCGGCTTCCGGCCCGGCGACAGCTTGTTTCCTTTTTGGAAGGGCATTATGGTTCTCCATTAAATAATCGATACGTTCTGTTACTTTAGCGACTTCCTGATTCATGAGGGCATGAAGGGCAGCAATGGCTTTAGCCGTATTCTTTTCCAGCTCGTCCAAGCCCAGGCCCGTCATTTTCCCCATGTTTCCCAGGAAGGAGCCGAACGTATGCGCGACGAGGGCGTCATACAACGCGGCCCGCGCTACGGCCTGCTTTTCAGCCACATTGCTCAAACCTTCCACGAATATTTTCTTAATCGGCTCTAATTCCAGATGCGTATCAAATGTTATCGTCGCTAACTGGAGCTTATACTTCGTAAAAACAGATGGATCCTTACGTAATTGCTCGACGAAGAACTCATAAAACGCTTTATGTAGCTTTTCGAAATACGTAATTTGTCGCTTTGCATGCTCCGTATTCGTCATTCCCCCCCCTATTTCGCGTAACCTAATTTCAGCTTTTCCTGCAACGCTACAATCCGCTTCATATCTGCAATCGTTTTGGCCGGGAGCATATCCATAGCCGCAATCATCGCCCGCGTCACGCCATAAAGAATTTTGTCCAGCTCATGGTCTTCTAAATCAGCCAATGTAATCTCAATACGGATCGTATCCGCCGTATTTCTAGACCCCGCTCTAGCCCGCTTTACCTTCGGGGCTCGAACTTTTTCCGAGGCCGCCTGTACCGGCGCAACCGCGTTATATCTAGCCGATATATCCGCCCCGTCTTCCATCTGCGCTATAACCTTCCTTCCGTCTTTTTCATAAGCCACCGTCTTTTCCGCATCCGTCAACTGAATACTAGCCGAATTGAACGTGCGCCCTAACATAACCGGGTGGCTCTGCTTAGGGCCAAATACTTCAGCGTCGTGCTCCGGACAATACTTACCCCCGTCCGGGCCAGCAGAAATGCATGAACGGGAACAATGGAACTCACCCGTCGCTCCTCCCTGCAATGGCAGGGCGACGAGCCTTATACACCTGTCTTCCGACGCAATACGCTTGATATATATGCCCGATTGCAATAACGGCATGAGCTTCTGGTTCTTCGGAATACGCATTATCGGCTGGCCGGAAACGCCAAGCGGAATCTCATTGCGGATACTCTGTACGGCCTTATCGTCCACTTCAAACGTATCTTTCGTCGTTTGGGCGCTCTTCTCCTGCACGAGCTTGATTCCATCCATTTCCGGCATTTTCCCTCCCCTCCAAACTTTCGATTCTAGGGGGGTGTACCCCTCTTTCGTACAATTACCCGTCTAAACCGTTTTACCCCCCCAGAACCGCCTGCGATTTTATACGCTATGCGGATTTGCTCTATTTCTAGATGCGTTCTGTATCAATCCATATTCGATGCTAGTTCTAGATGCGATTCCTGCGTTTTTACGAATTGGGTAAATTCTGCCAACCTGGCCGAAGGCGCGGCAGGCGCAGGAGCAATATTCGCCCTGCGGGCCATCCGGGGAAACGCGGTCTACGGCATATTCGCATGATTTGCACGGTTTCATTCTAGCCCCTATACAGAAATGGTTGAATTATAGAGAGTTACTGCGGTTAATGAAAATTCGTGTACCCTAGAATATGCGTCAGCTGACATGGGGCCTACCGGACCCCTCCTGGCTCCGACGAGAGATGTTAATCGTGCTTAATTTTAGAGCAATATTTGACAATTAGTTGGGGCGTTATCTGTCAGACATTTCGCAGTACAAAACAATTAATCGTCGTAGAACATCGCCTAGTATAGGCGCACCGCAATCAGGCTAGACGCGTGAATACGTATCTATTACGCTGTGGTTTGATAATCTCGGCGAAGTAGCGGCCTGGATCGTCGGATGACTGGAAGGCGCTGTACGTCTCTGGTTCGACGTTCGCGTAACTGTAAAGCCATCCGTTTCTAAACCGGATTTGCATCAGCATCGTTTCCGGCTCATATCCAATCTCAGCTATATTTGTTGCGTTAATTGGTATTAATTCCATACTTGTCAGCTCTGTATACCATTCTCTAAACACTTCAGCCAATAAAGACAACGGCCCCGTACAAGCATAATATGAGCCTAATCATACGCATACATCCGCTATCAGCATTACCGCTCTTATGCGGGTATGCGTTACAGCGGTTACCAGAAATGAGGACGTTATCGTCCCCGGAGGAATCCTACTACCCGGACTAGCCGGGGTTCAGATCCGAATTATCGCGGTTAAGCATCACCGCGCTATAGTGTGAAAGGGGTTTTTATTCTCTATCGGGGTTACCCGGTAAGTATTCTTTTATTCTCTATCGGGGTTACGCGATAAGTATTCTTTTATTCTTTATCGGGGTTACGCGATAAGTATTCTTTTATTCTTTATCGGGGTTACG